CCTGGTCGATCGCCGCCGGAGGATTCAGCTCGTCGTCGCACTTGACGAAGAAGGCCTCGTCCTCGGTGGCACCGGTAAACGCGTTGGCGAGATAGAGCTGGCGCAGGTAGGACTCGAGCATGTGGGAGATCTTGGTTTGCAGCTCGCGATTGTTCGGCTCGAACACCGCCCATTGCATCTGGCTGTCGAGGACGCGGCGGATCATGGTCACGAGTCGGCGTACGTTTAGCTGCCGCCAGGTCTGGTCCAACGCCAGCGTGCGTGCCGCGGTGAGGCGGATGCCGTCGCGCTCAGGAAGATAGACGTTGATGGCGTGCTGATGCAGCTCGTCGTGACGCCCAGACGACACGCCGTCCTCGACGCTCACCGCACCGCTGGCGATCACGTTGGCCGGACCGTAGGCGACACCGAACTGGTTCTCGCGCTGCGCGATGATGCCGGCGGCGACGGCGGACGGATTTACCGCAATGGGCCGGTTGCGGGGATCGTCCGGCGGCGCCATGTTCACCCACGGGTAGTAGCCGGCGCAGTAATCGGAGGTGAACTTGCCGCGCCAATAGAGGATCTTGCGCTGGCTCAATCCGGGCGGAACGTCGAGCAACACTATGAACGACTCCAGCTGGTCAGCGAGCTCGGTCAGGCGGCGCTGCAGACGGGTGATTGCGTCCAGGTCCCCGACCGGGTCGAGCCGCAAACCATAGAGGTCGTCGGGCGGCTTGCCCTGCTTCGGGGCCGGCGGCGGCTTCACGCACTCGGCAAACTGCGCGCCCGCAAAGGTCCCGGGGTCGACGATCGCCCTGATCGGCGCCAGCGGACCGGGGGAATACAGGTCGGGCGCCACGACCAGCGACACATCGGGCATGTCGACGAGCGAATGCACTCCGCTGCCGGGACATTCGTCGCCCAGCACCCACTCGTCGTCGAAGAAGTCCTCGGGCACGATATCCGCGTAGCGATTCTCGACGGGCGGGTTGCCGGTGACAATCGAGTACGGAGTAAGGCTCGGATCCAGGTCCAAATCCGAATCGAGCCAGTTCGCCAGGGGATTGGAGGGATCGAGTGCCGGATCGTCGCAGGGGTAGAGCAGCGACGACTCGTTGACCAGGACCGAAGCCAGCCAGCGCGGGTGATTCGAAGACAAGCCGATGCTGGCCAGGATCTCGGTGGGGTTGACTCCGTCATCGGCGGCGAGAGAACCTTCAACCAGCTCGGCGGCTTGAGCGGCGAGCGCCGTTGGCGCATCGAACCACGCCCACAGCTCGCGCGTGCCGTCGGTTGCATTCCACTCCTCCAGCAACGTCTCGACGCGCCGCAGCACCTTGACCCCGCCTCCCAGCGCCAGTCTCAGCAGTGCGCCCTGGGCGATCTGGAAACCGGCTGGCAGACGGGCGCGATCGGTCAGGAAATCGGCCGGACCGAGCGCCAGCGGGCGAGCGATGAACGACAGCGTCGCGGTCAGGCCATTGCCCCACGCTCCCTCATTGCGCGCGGCTACGCACACCTTCCGCGGCGCGCCCGCCGTCAGGCCGTCGAAGCGGAAGCGGGCGATCCCCGCAGCGTTGGCCACGTCGTCGACTTTCCCGTCGGGCTTGAAGTACTGATGCACGATGCGCACGATGTACGCACGCCGGCCACCGTTCTGGAAGAACGCCGAAACCGCATAGGGCAGCAGCCCCGGTCCCTCGTAGCTGCCGTAGAGCCGCACAAAGGCGTCCCAGCTCTCGACCGCGACCGGCACCGAAAGCTGCACGGTTTGATCGGGTGCGCAGGGCTGGGGCGCCCACTCCTTTTTGAACAAGGGCTGGCGGGCGGGCCCGCGCGGAGCCACGCCGAGAAAGGCGCACACGTCCATGCGAACGCCGGTCAGCGCACGCAACGGCTCATCGGCGACGCGGTAGATCCCCGGCGCGCCAAGGGTCAGGCTCGGAATCACCCGCGGCTCCTCATTGATACTCGATGCCCTCGTGCACCAGGTGCAGCTCCTCCATTGCAACCTCGCCGCCGCCCTTGGCCGCCAGAGTGGGTCCGGTCCATTTCTTGGGCTGGGCTTTCTGCAGCTTGAAGATCACCACCGGGTTGCGCGCCTCGTCGAGGAGCGTGATGGTGACGCTTCGCGGATCGGCAGTGCCGTCGCGCACGCCCTTGAGCCACGCGAACAGATCGTCCGAGCCGACTAGGCCGCGCTTGAGCGTGATCTCGTCGTTCTTGAACGTGTTCGGGACATGCCGTACCGTGTTCACGCGCTCGCTGCCGTTGCGGTAATCCGAGTAGCTCACGTCGAAGCCCAGCCCTGAGACGTCGGAGAAACCGCCCACGATGGTGCCTTCGGACCCGTCTCCCTGCGCGCCGCCGAGCGCCACCAGATAGTTGAATGCCCCGTAGGGGTTGTCGCGAAAAGTGGCCATGGCTTCCTCCCTTAGCTAATCGCCGCGTCGGCGGTCCATTGGCCGATGCGGAAGATCACGAACTCCGCAGGCTTGGTCGGCGCAACGCCGATTAAGCAGATGAGCCGCCCGTTGTCCAGATCGTTCTGGGTCATCGTGGTGCGGTCGCAGCGGACGAAGTACGCTTCCTCGGGCTTGGAACCCATGAGCGCTCCGCTCTTCCAGGTGACCAGGAGGAAGTCCTCTATGGTGTGGCGGATGTTGGCCCACAGCCGTTGGTTGTTCGGCTCGAACACCGCCCACTGCGTGCCCTTGTCGATGGAGTGCTCCAGGTAAATGAACAAACGGCGTACGTTCACGTACATCCACTCGGGATCCGAGGTTACGGTGCGCGCGCCCCAGACACGGTTGCCGCGGCCTTCGAAGAAGCGCAGGGCATTGATACCCTCGGGATTGAGCACGTCCTGTCGCGGCTTGTTGATGTTGTTCTCGAGCTTGATCAGACCCAGCACCGTCTCGTTGGCCGGCGCCTTGAACACGCCGCGCTTGATGTCGGTACGCGCGTAAATCCCGGTCACGCATCCGCTGGGGGGCACCTGCAGGCGCCGGGGCTGCGCACCCTGGGCCGGACGCTCGGTAGGATCGAAGATTTCGAGCCAGGGGTGATACAGCGCGGCGTAAGTACTGTCGAACTGTCCGCGAAAATTTCGGATTTCGGTCATCGAGCAATTGAAGGGAGGATCGAGCACGGCAATCCGGTAGCGCTGCGCCTCCGCGTGCGCGATCAGTACGTCGGCCGCGGCCACGCACATATCGAAATCGTCGTAGGCGCCGCCGTCAGGCAGCGCGACGATGGCGATATCGTCGATCTCGCCCAGCGCGGCGAGCCCGGTCGCCTTCAGGGTCACATCGTCCGGGTCGGCCTCGTGTCCCGCGAGATCGTCGGGCGTGGCAGGGATGCCGTCGTGTCCCCCGGTCAAGCGTCTGTTGGGGTTGGTCTGAAGGGCGACCATCAGGTTGGCTGCGATATCGTTGCCGGCTGCGGTGCTCGGGTCCCACCTGAGCCAGACCACGGCGTTCTCGTCCTCCGGGTCATCGAGCTGCAGGATCTTCGCGATGTAGCGCTTCTGCGCCGGATGCGCGCCGAGCTGGTCGTAGACCCTGATGTGGTCGCCGATCGTGACCAGCACGTTCAGCGACACGTTCTGGATGATGTCGGTTGCCGCCGGAAGGAAGGTCGCACCGCCGCGGTTGAAGACTTGATGGCCGTCATTCGGGTCGATGCTGACCTCGGCCAGGTTCGCCAGCGTCAGCGGATCGTTCCCGGACGGCGGGGTGCCTGCAGTAATGATTTCGACAACCGATCCCTGCTTGGCGCCGTTGACCTGCACGATGCCGCCGAACCGCGGCTCCGGGTACGCGGCGTTCTTGCTGCGCACCGCCCGGGTGTCGACCCAAACGTTGCCGTATTCGCCGGGCCAGCGCGCAGTCCACGTCGCCGTGGTCCCGCTGACGGAAATGGGACTGCTGCTCACGCCCCAATCGAAGTTTGGCGCCACCCCGCGGGGGCTGAACACGCGCGAGATATACAAGCGCGTACCGCCGTTCATGAAAAAGGCGCGCGCGGCGTGCGCGGTGTAGCTCAAGAGCTCGTCGGCCTCGGTAGGCGCACGGAGCACCTCGAGTCCGCCATAGACGCTCTCGAACTCGGTGAAGCTGCCGATCAGTCTGGGCTCGCTGGTCGAGGGCCCTCCCGGATAGAGCACGGGTCCGTAACGGGTCATCCCGGCGTAGCCGGTGGTGCTGGTGGGTACTCCCTCGATAGACTTGGAACGAAAGCTCACCTCTTCGACATAAACCCCCGGGGCCAGATATTCAGGCATCTTGCAGCTCCTTTGCGTTGCTCTTTCGTACTACGGGTTGAAGAAAAATTTTTGCTGATTGGTCAACAGCGTGCCCAATTGGAATTCCACCGCGCGGCTGCTACCTGCGGTGGATGCATATCCCGGCGGAAGCTTTTCGCCGGGAGAGACGTCGTCGGGATCCGCCAGCAAAATTTCGACCGGCAGATCCCCGAGGGGATCGTTGGCCGGAATTGGGGCTGGCGCCGCCGGGCCGAACACGGTGACCTGCGCCGTCACCGTCGGCGGCGAGGGCAGATCCCCGAGGCCGCCCGCGGAACTGTCCAGCAGCAGCAGGAACTCGCCGCGGTCGTCGCCATGCGCACGGCCCACCACCTGACCGCCGATCCTCGCCTCCACCCGGACCCATCGTGCCGGCACTTCGTTCGCGGCCGACTGGTTCCACGTCACGCGTCCGCGCATCCCGGTGAAAGCGTCGATCGCGTCGTAGGCAGCGCCCGGATAAAGCGCCGGACGGCGCACGCGCGGCGATGGCGTATGGATGTCGGCGGGGACCGGGTAGCTGACGCGGCGCGGCGCAAAGCGGCGTTGTCGATCGAACATCCGGATCACGACGGGCGATTTCATTCCCGGCTTGAAAAGCAGCGCGTGCCGGCAGGAGTTGTGGCGCGGGATCTCGGTCAGGTCTCCGATGGAATCTGGAAAGCCCATTGCCTGGTCCCAGGCCTGTTCCGGCCCCGACGGCGCCGGGCTCGGGTAGGGAACGCCGTCCAGAACGATGTCGATAGGCTGGGCGATTCTTCCGACGCGCAGCGCATCGAGCGGTTCGATCCCGAGCATGAGCCGGTCGACCCGCTCGGCGAAGTGAGACGGGAGAAATTCGTTCATGACACCACCGTCCCGGTGATGAGCGTGTTCACCGATGGCGATTGCGTCGCCTGGCGCCCGTCGAGCCGCACCACCCGGGCGATATAGGGCACGCTGATCCGATAGTCCGAAGGCAGCGAGTCGAACGTGCGCATCACGGCTTCGGTCGAGATCTCTTCCATCACGAGGTGCACCGCCTCGTTGGTTGCCCACTCGCCGGACTGGTGCAGCAGCGGCCCGCTCAGGATCGGGTTGGTATCCAGGCACTGCATGGCGCGGCCCAGGATCGCGTGTTCCGACTCGGCATTGTCGGCCCAGGCCGTCAGCAGAAAATGCAGGTCGAGCGGCAGATGCGGCAGGCCGTCGTGGTAGGTGACGCCCGACCATGCGGCGCGCATTGTCTTGTTAAAGTCGACGCGGTATAGAAAGATGGACAGCGCGGGACGCAGGATGATGGAGCTTGAGGCCTGATCGAAGTCCTCGGTGCGGATCAGGAACGCCTTGGTAGTCTTGCCCGAAACTGGAACCGGAGCTTCGCTGAATGCGGCGGTGAGCATGCGCTCGATGCTCTTACCTGTGGCAGAGATGGAGTCGAGATTCGCCATCGATCACGCTTTGTGTTCGGTGCTTTCGGGTTTAGGGACCGCGAGACTCGAACGCCTGGTCCGCCTTATCGGGTGCCATTTGCAAGCTCGCCGCTTGGCTCATGGGGATGCCTTCTTGAATACGATGTTGCCATCGGGCAACTCACTTGCGACCACTTTTCCTTGGAGGACGAGATGCTCCAATGCCTGTTTGATTTCGCTGGTGGCCGCATCCAGTCGGATTCGGGGCAACCACCACTGCCTTATTCCATCGATCGTGTCAGCCGCGTGCGGACGCTCTAGCAGATAGCGGAGAATCTCTTCCTCAATGGTGTTAACCCTTTCCTGACCGGTCTCCATGAACTTCCTCACCGAGGCCCCTGCCAAAGCACCAGTGGCACGCGCAAGTCCTATGCCAAAAACCCCGTATTCGATAGCTGCATGAAAGAACGGACAATTTAGGTCGGCTCTGCAGAGCGACTGGGGCGATTCGCCCCCGCTTTACGGCGACTCACGAACGGAGTAGCCCCTGTTCACGCTGATACATCGGACTGGGGCTCGTTTCCCCGCACCGGTGTGGGAAAAATGCCCTGCGTGGCGATACCGGAAGAGAGGCGGCAGACAGTAACCACCTTGGTTCTGCTCGGCACCACTGTCGAAAACTTGCACCCGGGCTGTTGGTTCCCGGCATCTTGCTCTGACAAGCGCTGATCCGTCAGATGAGAAACGACTTCTTTCTCAATGGATGCGCCGGTCGCGTCCAATGGAAATCAAACGCCAAAAACCCCCCTAAATTTATCCCGGCGGAGGTCGTATTTGCGGAGGAGTTTCCCGATATCGCGTCGGTCCTTGCCCGATAGACGTGCCGCCAGCGTGATATTGCCGGATGTTCGCGTAAGCAGGGCAATGATGTACGTACGTTCGAATTGGGCAACGGCCCTGGCCTTGGCGACCTTGAACAAGTCGTCGTCCCCTGCGTTGAAAGCGAGCGATGGGTCAGGTCCCCTTGGGTCGCCAATTGCCGCAATCCGGACAATCGGCGAACCGAAAGCCAATACAAAAGCACGCTGGATCAAGTTCTCCAGCTCACGCACGTTACCAGGCCACGAGTAAGCGCCTAGCACGGACATGGAATCCGGACTGAGCACTTTCGGCGCCTCACCTGAATGTCGATTGAGGTAGTCGAGGAAGCTCTGGGCGAGAATCATTACGTCGCCAGTGCGTTCTCTCAACGGAGGCATCTGAAGAGGCAGGACGTCGAGGCGGAAAAGCAGGTCGGAGCGAAAGTGGCCGATGCTCGCAAGCGAAGCGAGATCGGCGTTCGTTGCCGCAATTACTCTCACATCTGCGGTTTGAACTGTCCCGCTACCGACAGGCCGAAACTCCTTACTTTGGAGAAAGCGGAGTAGAACCACTTGAGCCCGAGGGCTCATTGCCTCAATCTCGTCGAGAAATAGGGTGCCGCCCCGCGCCTGTGCGATGAGGCCAGATTTGGTTTCCCGGGCATCCGTAAACGCACCGCGCGTGTGGCCGAAAAGTTCGCTCTCGACAAGAGGCTCCGGAAGTGCACCACAATTGACCGGGACGAAGGGCAGATCGCGTCTCGCGCTCAGATAATGGATAGCGCGGGCAGCAAGCTCCTTTCCCGTGCCCGACTCACCGCGGATCGAAACGGTTGCAGAGGATCTAGCATACTTGCGGATGAGATCGACTGCCGCCAGAAAGGGCCGCGACGCTCCAACGAAGTTCAGGCAAGCTAAGTCTTCCACCCACGTTTCCCAGCTACTGAATCGGCGCCAGCAACGCGTACCACGAACTTCAGCGCGATTCGTTTGATTCATGAGCGGCTAGGGCCGGCCTTCAGGGGTTTGCCGCCCTCCCCCGGTCCCAAGGCACAGTTTTCGAGTGTGAAAGTTTTTCTTGATTGTGACTACCTGTCGCTGTTTACAGGGGAAAAACTATCCTTTTGTTCTTTCATACATCAAATCAGAGCATTGGCGAACTCGATTAGCAGATCCTAATATTTGCCCCCTGCGGGTGCTGTACGGGAATTCCCTACAAGCTCGACGGACTGACAACGCGAGCGGGGTTTGCGGGGTAAGGGTTGCAAGGCGTAGAGTATTTCCTAGAACAGACAGGACCAAGGAATTAGGGAGGGTTGGTCCGTGAGTCCTCAAGGTACTTATTGGCTCAGAACGATTAAGATCTCGGCCTCGTTTGCCGAGCTCAAGCACTCTGTTGCGCTAGCGACGGAGCAACTTGGTTTCCAGTATTTCCTATATCGCGGCCGCTTCCTGGATCTTCGCACCAAGATCCACGAATTCCACCTGGAGAATTGTCCGGATGAATGGCAGCGCGATGCAGTGGGCGGCGATGTTGCAAGTGATCCCCTGTATCGACGTGCGCTACGGGAAGTAACGCCTATCTATTGGCGTGAGCTTATTCCGTTTGAACCCGTGTGGATTGCACGTGCTCGTAGATATGGGCTCGCTACCGGAGTCACTATCCCCGTGCACGGGCCCGACGGTCGTTGGAGCTCGCTGAGTCTCGTGAAGAACCACAGCGGAGCTGGGGTGGAACGCTACATCAGAGCTGCACTCAGCAGGTGCCAATTGCTCGCAGTTTTCGTGCACGACGTGGCCGACCGAATCATGAGAAATCAGGCCGGATCGGAATTTTCCGTGGAACAGTGCGAGGCTGAAAGTTGGAGTTTGACCGGGCGCGAGCGCGATTGCCTGATCTGGATCGCGGCCGGAAAGACTACGGCGGAGGTCGCTAGAACCTTATCGTTGGCAGAACGGACTGTTGTATTTCACCTAGCCAACGCTCGCCGCAAGCTTGGCGTTACTAATTCCCATCACGCCATCATGAAGGCAGTTTCGCTGGGCCAAATCAAGGCGGCTTAATCGTCGCGCGCACCACATCGCGACTTTTAAACCAATGGTAGGTAATCCGGAGCTCCCAGGTTCGAGCTCTTGTCGAGGAACCAATAATCAACGTCA